TGTAAGGTAACGGCCAACCGGGAAGATGTGACCTGTGACATCTCCGAAGACTCCAAGATTGTGAGCCTGAAAGGGGAAGGTTCCATGACCATCAAGAGCGTCATCAACCGGAATGTGGCTGCCGTCCTGGAAGAATGGAAGAACGGCCATGATCCCCGGTTCCAGATGACCGGACTGATTGATGATCCGGATGCCATTGACGGACAGAAGGAACGGGTCAGCATCGACAACGTGTGGTTCAACGAGCTGCTGCTGATGGGCTTCGAAAAGGGCAAAGTCGTGGAAAAGGAATTTCCCTTTGGCTTTACCCCGCAGGATGCCCAGTTCCTGGAAACTGTGGAATGAATATCACACTGAGCTGGCTGTGCTGCTGGCTCAGTTCTTTTGACTAGGAGGATAAATCATGGCTGTATCCATTGAAGAACTGATTGCCCGCAAGGAAGAAATCGAAAAGAAAAAGGAAGAACGGTATGACCTGAAAACTTCTATCGGGACCATTACGGTGAAGAAGCCGACTAAGGCATTTGTGGCGGAGGCACTGGACCTGGAAACCGGGTCTGACGAATATACGCTCTACAACCTGTGCGTGGCTCCGTCCCTGAAAGACCATGCCCTGCAGCAGGCTTATGGCTGTGTAGAGCCTACGGATATCGTGGACAAGCTCTTTGAACCGGGGGAAGTGGTGGCAATCGTGAAATCCATCATGGCCAAAGCGGGCTATGGAGAAAAAATCGAAACGGTCATCCATGAAGAAGTAAAAAACTGATCAGAGAGGACTGGGAAGCGGCAGCAGCGGCTTATCTGGTCCTCCATGGTCACTCTCTGGACTATTTCTTTTCTCTATCTAAAACAGAAAAGCTGTTTTGCTGGGCAGCCATAGAGCAGGAAAAGAAAGAGCAGAAAGAAAGGACAATGGCGATTGCAGAAGGGAGGATGCCTCGTTTATGGCCGACTACAAGTTAAGCGCCACGCTGGAACTGAAAGACAAATTCACCGCTGTGGTAGATAAGGCCAAAAGCGGCATGAAATCCTTTACCAGCACGCTGGAAGGCGCCAGCCGTTCTGTCGATAAGACCGGCAGCGCCATGGAAAAAATGGGGCAGTCCGCTCTTTCGGCAGCCGCCAAAGCGGAAAAGGCAAAGCGTTCCCTGGAAGGCCTGAAAGGGACTTACACAGCGACCATCAAAACCAATGATGCTGCTACCGGCACTGTGAAAAAGGTGGCCAATGAAATCAAGGCTCTGACCAACAAGACCCACAGCATCCGGGTCGGTATCCAACAGCAGATTTCTGGGCCTTTGGGGAATATCAAGGGGAAACTGTCCAATGCGGCTTCCGGATTCCTGTCCGGACTGCCGACTCAGCTGGTGGGTTTTGCCGGCCTGGGTTATGGTGTGGCAGACACTTTGAAAGTCTATACGGATTTCACCCACCAGATGAGCCGGGTGAAGGCCATTGCCGGGGCTACTGACGATGAATTCGCCAGGTTGACGGCAAAAGCCAAAGAACAAGGTATGATGACCCAGTTCACGGCAACGGAATCCGGGAAAGCCATGGAATATATGGCCATGGCCGGGTGGAAAACCGAAGATATGCTGAACGGCATTTCTGGAATTATGTCTCTGGCTGCGGCTTCCGGCGAAGATCTGGGGCAGGTATCCGATATTGTGACGGATGCTTTGAGTGCTTTCAAACTCCAGGCAAAAGACGCCGGGCATTTTGCTGATGTACTGGCCCAGGCAGCCACCAACTCCAACACCAATGTGGGCATGATGGGGTACACCTTCAAGTATGTGGCTCCGTTGGCCGGTACTTTGGGCTTCAATATCGAAGATACGGCTCTGGCCATCGGTCTTATGGCAAACAGCGGCATCAAAGCGGAAAAAGCTGGGACGGCCTTGCGGTCTATGTTTACCCGTATGGCTGCCCCCACGAAAGAATCCAGCTCTGCCATGGCGGAACTGGGCTTTTCTATGACGGATTCTACCGGCAAGGTGAAAAGCCTGCGGTCCATCATGAAAGAGCTGCGGAAAGACTTCAAGGGACTCAGCAAGATGGATCAGACCAGACTGGCCAAACAATTGGCCGGTGAAGATGCCATTTCTGGGTTCCTGGCTATCATGAATGCAAACGAATCCGACTGGACGAAACTGGAAACAGCCATTGACCATTCCCAGGGTGCGGCAAAGAATATGGAAAACATTTCCACATCCAATCTCTGGGGGTCCATTAAAGGACTGCAGTCTGCCTGGGAAGCGGTGCAGCTGGGCATTATGAGCCAGGGACCTGGCAGCGGAATGAAAGAATTCGTGGATGCGGTTACCATCGACCTGCGGAAGTTCACCAAAAGCCTGGAAGATGGATTCCAATTCAGAGATTTGGTGGATGTGGCCAAAACCGCTGTGCAGCAGCTCATTGACAAATTCGTCCAGTTGGATGGAATGGGCTCTGTGCTGGCTGGTGGCACGCTGGCTTTTGGATTGGTGAAGCTGATTGGGCTGCTGAAGAAGTTCAATGGTCTGTTTAAAAACACTGGCACAGCCGGAAGAGTTTCCGGTACTGGCACTGGCGTCGGGATGAATGACATGGTGGTCAATGCCCGGAATGTAGTGGTCAATGGTACTGTTTCCGGGACTGCCGGAGGCGGCACTGTGCTGGTACCTGGCGGTGGAAAGAAATCCGGAGGAGCTGCAGCGGCTGCCACTTTTATCCGGTATCTGCCGGCCATCCTGACCGGAGTGAAAACGGCCTATGATGTGGTCAAGACGGAAGGCAAGGACGCCAAAACCCGAGTGGGAATCGGTGGTGCTGTACAGACGGGGGCGGTTGCCTTGGGAACGGCTATTGGTGGCCCGGCGGGAACTGTTGTGGGCTTTGCTGTAGGCGATGCCATCAACCAGGCCATCCAGGACCCGGAATGGTCTTCTCAGCGGAGTTCGGCTAATTCTGAGATGTATCTGCGGCCTTTTGAAGCGCAGGCTTCTACCAATGACCGAATCAATGGCGAAGCCTTAGGTAATGGCCAGGATATAGCCTCCAGGTTTCAAACTGATACGGCCAACTTCAAGAATTGGCTGTTCAGCAGTGACGTCCCAAGTGCTATAGATGACTGGGGAAATTCCATGGACGGCATGGCAGACCGGTTTAATCAGGACTGGGAAAATATAAAACAGAACGCTCAGCAGAAGCTGGCGGGCATTGGAACGGCCATAGGGGAACTGGGCGAAAGCATCGGTACTCAGGCCAGCGAAATGCAGACAGCCATGAGCGATGCCTGGGAAAACATTGCTCAGTCCGTATCTGATACCACCAGCGAATGGGGCGGTTATGTGGATAATGCCATTGGTACCATTGAAGGCGCCCTGGAAGGACTGAAAAGCAGAGCTGCTGGCATCTGGGCAGATATCAAAGAATCAGCTGCCAGCGCCTGGGCTGATATCGGTGCCAAAGCGTCCGGAGCCCTTGCCGGTGCTCAGAGCTGGTTTGCAGGGACGTCCCTGGGCAAATGGTGGGACCATAATGCTACCGGATCTGAGTACTATGCCGGAGGCTTGACGGAAGTCAACGAACACGGCGGGGAAATAATCGACCTGCCAGGCGGTTCCCGAATTTACCCCCATGCTACTACGGAAAGAATGTTGGCAAAACAGTTTTCCCAGGCAGCCCCTGCTGGTGCTCCTACTGTAACCATCAGCGGCAACACATTTATAGTCCGGCAGGAAAGCGATATCCAGCAGATTGCCTATGAACTGGCTCAGCTGATTATGCAGGGGCAGGAGAACTATGGAGGTGGGCTTGCATGAGTACTTTTGGAACAGCACTGAATGTGCTGTCGGCCATCCTGAATGGCATGAATATGGTCAGCACCCGCCGGCAGATCCTGGTGAAATCTGAGCAGTTCGGGGAAGTCATCATCCCGGTGACGCCCTCCAAGTACCAGCTGAGTTCTGGACAGAAAAACAAGGTAGTAGACATCACTCGGGTGGGGGAAGCGGTGATTTTCGGGATGCCCAAAGCGCGCACCCTGACCTTCTCCAGCTTCTTTCCCGCCCAGACCCACGAATACCCCTTCACTGTAGACGACTCCAAGAGCCCTACGGAGCTGGTGGAGTACTTCACCAAGGTGAAAGAGGCCAGGAAGCCTGTGCGGGTGATTATTACAGACAGCCCCGTCAACCTGATGATGGGGCTCATGGGCTTCAACTACTTCGAGAAGGACGGGACGCGGGATATCTACTACGAACTGTCCTTTACGGAGTACAAGGACCTGAACATCCCGACGGCCAACAACAATAAGCCGGTGGACGAAAACACCGGGCTGAAGAAACGGCCGGAAGGGGACCCGCCCAAGAAAGTAACCTGGCAGAAGAAGGCAGGGGACTTTCTGGACGCAACCAAGAAGGCCTATGGTGACTACAACCATTGGCGCAGGGTCGTGAAGAGCAACAACCTGGGCTCTCTCGTGATCAACAATGCCGGCCGGATCGGAAAGATTCTGGGGAAGAAATTATGATCATCAAACATAAGAGTATCAAAACAGAAACGACCACCGACAGGACCGGCAAGAAAACCACTAAGACCACGGAGTCTATGGATGACCTGTCCACTCTGACCATGGGGAAGATTACCTGGGAAGGTTCCCGGCTGCAGGTGGCCAGGCGGCTGGAATTCCAGTACGCCCAGGACGCCCGGGACCCGAACCTGCCCAACTACGTGATCAACTGCGGGGAGACCGTCTACGGCTACGACGAAGATGGAACCCTGCAGTTCCAGGGCAATGTATATTCCGTGGAAAAGAACGTGCAGGCTTCTACCGTGAAGGTGCTGGCCTATGACAATCTGTTCATCCTGACCCGGTCCAAGACCACCCGGAAGTTCAGCAATATCAAGGCGGAGGACATTGCCCGTTCCATTTGCCAGGAAATGGGCATCAAGGTAGGGAATCTGGCCGAAACGGGGATCAAAGTTTCCTTCATCGCCCAAGACAAAACGGGCTATCAGATCATCATGATGGCCTACACGGAAGCTGCTGCCCAGATCAATGCCAGTAAAAAGGAAGGTGAGCCGGACGTGGTGTTCCACCCGGTGATGGATGGGGACAAGCTGGACGTGATCAAGAAAGGAACGCTCATCGAGAATTTCGAGGCGAACCAGTATTCCAACATTATGAACAGCCGGTACAAGGAATCCATCGAGAAGGTGGTCAACAAGATCATGCTCACGGACCAGCAGGGCAATGTGACGGGCTATCAGTCCAAGGACGACTCCATCAAGAAGTACTCCATGGTACAGGCGGTCTACAAGCAGAACCCCAAGAAGGCCATGAAAGACCAGCTGACTAAGATTTTCCATGGGCCGGACAGGACGGGCATCCTGGAGATGCTGGGGGATTACCGGGCAAAGTCGTCTTACTCCATCAAGATCAGCGATATCCTGCCGGAAATGACCGGGAAGTTCTGGATTAAATCAGACAACCACACTTTCGAAAATGGGATCCACACCATGAAACTGGAAATCGAATTCGAGAACCTGATGAACAAAAAGGAGCTGACTGACTCTGAAAGGAAGGTGTAAGCCATGGCAGAAATCCCATCGGCAGCGCAATCCATGGCCAAGGTGGTTGACGTGATGCACCAGGTGGCTACCGGGGCCCGGCCAACGGGCACCCAGGTGGGTATCGTGGTCACGCCTCCGCCCGCATTGACGGTACGGATAAATAACATCTTGCTGGATACCAATGATCTGTACATCAGTCGGTACCTGCTGCCGAATTACACCCGCCACATGGTGGGGCAGACTAGTGACCGGGCCGGCGGCAGCGGAGAAGCCAAGTACGAGAGCCACAACCATCCCATCGACAACGATGAAACCTGGACGGACACACTGAAACCGGGGACGCTGGTGACCGTGATCCCGGTAGGCGGGCAGGATGACCAGCTGTACATCATTGCCGACAGCCTGGTGAAGTTATAAGGAGGGTGGCAGGTGTGAGTGATGAATATCCCTTCACGGGGACCAGCGCAGAGACCGATTACACGGAAAACCTGAATGTGCCTCTGGAGCTGGATTACGATTTCGAAAAGCACGATTTCAAATATGACGGGAACGGGCAGCACATTATTGTATCCGGGAACGACGCCTTGAAAATCTGGATCTACAAAGCCCTTATGACGGAGCGGTTCCGGTACCTGGCCTACAGCTGGCAGTACGGACTGGAGGTGCGGCCCTACATCGGTAAGGTCATGAGTGTCCAGGAACGCTACAGCGAGATGAAACGGATCATCATCGAATGTCTGATGGTGAATCCCTATATCAAGAGCATCGACAGCATTGAGTTTACGGCAGAGCGTGAGAAGCTGACCGTAGATATCAGCCTGACGACTATTTACGGGGAGGTGAGTGTAAGTGTATGAAGCAGAAAGCCAGGAGACCATACTGAAACGGCTGCAGCAGGATACCGGCGACAGGGTCAGTACCTATGAAGGGACCTTCGCCAATGATGTGCTGTCTTCCAACTCCATTGAATTCTACAAACAGGAAGTAGAGCGAGAAGAAATGTACAAGTCAGCTTTTGCCGAAACAGCCAGTGGTGACTACCTGACGCTGATTGCGGCTGACCACGGGGTAGAACGGAAAGAGGCTACAGTAGCCGTGGGGAATGTCATTGTGAAAGGAACAGGAACCATCCCTGTGGGCACGCTGTTCCAGACGGAAGCGGGGGTAACTTTTACTACTACTACTACTACTACCGCGGTGAAGAACGAAGCCACCATCCCTGTCAAGTGTACAGAGACAGGTACGGTGGGGAACGTAGCGTCGAACACCATCACAGTAATTCCCATGAGCATCCCTGGCATTACGTCGGTGAACAATCCGGAAGCCATGGCCGACGGGTTCAACGCCGAAAGCGACGAGGACCTGTATGACCGGTTCCATTTCCACGTGACCCAGCCGGCCACCAGCGGGAATGTAAATGACTATATTGAATGGGCCTCCAGCATCCCCGGAGTTGGTCATGTAAAAGTGCTGCCCATCTGGAAAGGCCCAGGGACGGTAAAAGTTCTGGTAACAGACGCCAATGGGGAACCGGCTTCCATGAATCTGCTGAATCAGGTGATTGCTAAAATTGAAAGCGTACGGCCCATCGGTCCAGAAGTGACGGTGGTATCGCCCAGCCTGCTCGACCTTACCATTAAGTTAACTGTAACCAGCGGCAGCGGAGATGCAGACTACATCAAGACCATGCTGAACAAGTATTTCGTGAGCCGGAACTTTACCGGAATTACGATTTCCTACGCCAAGGTGGGCAACATGATCCTGACGGACAGCAAGACCGGTGTGGATGATTACAGTGGGCTTCTGATCAACGACAGTAACGGGAACATCAGTATTACGGATGACCAGATTCCTCATGTGAAAGAGGTGGTGTTCCTGTGAAAACACCAGATTTCCAATTCTTGAGAACGGAACCGGTAGCACTGAAAAGGTATCTGCCGGTTTTCCTATATCTGAGCCAGGAATTCAAAGCCATCCAGGATGCCCTGGGCAAAGAACATGAACGGCAACGGCAAGCACAAATTGACGTAGCCAAACAGTTCCACGCGGAAACGGCTACCTGGGGCATGGCGTCCTGGGAGCGTATGCTGGGGATCAATGTGGATACCAGTGTGGACCTGGAGACCAGACGGGCATCCGTACTGGCCAAAATGGGGAAGCCGCCCACGGTGACTCCCGCTTTCCTGACCAGGATGATTAACCTGTTCACCACAGTGGCTGCCACGCAGATTGTGGAACATCCATCCGAGTATACGGTGGATATTTACCTACCCGATAGCGGAACGCACGATTTCACGAAAATAGACGAGGCTGTGAATACCTACCTGCCAGCCCACCTGGGCCACACCTACCACTTCAAGACCCATCTGGATGCTTCCGAGTACATCGGGACTATAGTCCGTATGGCATCGAGAGGCGTGGAGTG